TTGAAAATCGCTACGCGCATTACTTAATGGCAATTGAATGGATGGATCCGATTTTTCGACTAATTCTTGTGCCTCAAATGCTAGAAATCCCTTCATCATTTCAAGTAATGATACAATTTGTTGGCGATTTGCCTTAATTAGCGTCGTATCTTGGTACGGAAGAGGGCTCATTGTAGCCACTTGTCCATAGGGAGCAAGTGGAAGATCGCCTGGAAGGGTATAAGGGGATACAGAAGCAGACGTAGCTGGATCAGCCGATAAACGTGACGCAGATGACGTGGGGGTGTTTGGATCCGGAAGCAATGATATAGCCGATGGAACAGTCGGAATGGTTACCGTATTTTTAGGTACATCCGTAAAATTATCCTTTTGTGATGATGTCAAAACAAAAATGACAATTAATACAAAAAGTAATGATAAGAACGCAATCATCCTACTATCTTATCATTTAACTTAGATTTTAATAATCAAGAGCGCATCCATAGCATGGAATAGAATCTTTCTTGATATATTTGGACATGTCCTGTCCTGACGAGCAATTCGCATTTTGACTCATCTGATTGTATTCCTCACCCTGCTGAATCGAGTCTGTCATAGAAGACGATGCGGATGCGGGATCAATCGTAGAAGCATCCGTAGAACGACTGGCAAGAAGTTCATTACGAAACATCTTCTGGATACTGCTCAATAAGTCTGACTTTTGTTGAAGACCCATCGCATCATATCCTGTCGCACTAATCGCCACTTGGGGTTGAATATCATTACGTTGCGGTGTCATTCCTCCTGACATTGTACTCATTGTAGTAGAAGAAGGTGATGAAACTGGCGCTGGCCCCGCACCGGATGGCGGAACAATAGAAGAACCATTGGACAAATCTGAACCGGTGGCAGGTACAGGCTGACCAGGTGGACCCATTGGTCCTTGATCTCCTTTTGGACCTTGTGGACCGGCAGGACCAGGCGGTCCTTGAAGACCAATTGGACCCGTATTCATATCCAACGTACTACCGGCTGTCAATGATGAGCAATCAGGAACTTGGATAAAATTCTGCCAATTTGGATCCCAGCTACTGGCAATCGCAGGGTTAGGATACCAATGTAATTGTCCATCCGCTTTGGAATATCGATAAACAGCACTATTGGCTCCTTTTCCATTTTTTGCATCAACCGTACAACGAACTGCCTGTCCATCTTTTAATGAACTCGCAACGGATGTGGCTACAGGAACAGCGTTATCAAACCCCTCGAGCTGTGTATAATACGATATTGTAAGAATTACAATTAGAAGAATAAATAGACCAAAAATGGATAGCTTGAGGATCATTCTACTGTTTCCGCGATTCTTTTTCTAAAAATTGATAGACTTTTCCCTTTTGAATAAATGGTACCCAATATGCTCGCTTCACGCTTTACGAACGATACATTGATTGAGATTGGAATTGACGAAGCCGGACGAGGATCCTTTTGGGGTCCCATCGTAGCAGGTGCCGTGATCATCCCCACGGAGTGTACAGAATCACAACAAGCTCTTATCTCACAATTTCGTGATTCCAAGAAGATTTCACCTAAAAAACGTGCCAAAATAGCTAAAGAAATTAAAGAACATATCCCTCAATGGGGGATCGGAATCGTAGGAGCAAATGAAATTAATAAAGAAGGAATTCAATGGGCCAATCGTGAAGCATTCCGTCGCGCATTTCACGCGGTTCCTGGGGTGGATCGTACCAATTGCCGTCTTCTGATTGATGGTGTACTTTCCTTAGATAAATGGGATGGGCCTCAAGAATTAATTATTGAAGGAGATGATCAATATATGGCCATTGCTGCGGCGTCTATTCTTGCAAAAGTAGCACATGATGAATGGATTCACGAATATTGTCGTTTACATCCTGAATGTGAAGAACGATATCATTTATGTTCCTCCAATGGATATGGAACCGCAAAACATCGCGAAGGTATTCGTCTCTATGGAGGACATGAACTACATAGAGAGCTATACATACAAAACTGGCTTCCTGGTTCTCAACCAAAACCGAAAAAAACGTCTAAAAAAGCAGTTGAAACCTGTTTAATCAAGTTTTAATGCTTCTTGGAGTGACGGCGGGACTTGTGCGACTTGCGACGCTTGCCACCCTGCTGCTGCTTCTGAGAGCGGCGACGAGAGCCACCCTGCTTCTTGGAGTGACGGCGCGAGTGGCGACGAGACTTGCGCATCTTGCGGGACTTGCCACCCTGCTGCTGCTTCTGAGAGCGACGAGCGCCACCCTTCTTCTGAGAGCGCTGGCGTGATTGACGACGACGACGGCCGCCGGCTTGAGCTGGTGCGTTAACCTTCATTTCTACGGTGTTGGATGACATCTTTATACTTAGTTCCTAGATTATTTTTACGCAAACCGATAGGGATCCGTACTTATTCCAAATGAAGTTGCCCTTCCACCCAAGCCTCCAAAATTGCTAAATCGACTCCTCGAAAATGGGGCATCCGTTTTGGTTGATACACATGTGCTTCATGGCGTTCAAAAGTTACATACTTTCCTTTTGGTCGGGAGTCTTTTTCTGAAATGGCGCCTCTCAATCTCTGAATCCATTTAAATGACTCATACGCATAGACTTGTTTATCCAATAATCCAACATGACTCATCACAAACACGCCGGGCGCTCCATCCGTAGGCACAGTATTGACCGGTGATACTGAAAGTAATTCTCTAAAGTTTAGAATTTTCTCCTTCGGATTTCCAAATTCTTGATATTCTCCTTTTGTTAAGGGTAGAGTTGGATTAGAGCTTGTACGCAATACATCAACATACGGAACTTCAGTAAAGGCTGCACCCATCAATTGTCCATCCGGAAACCGTGATACCATGGCTCCAACAGGTACACCTCCTGCCGAACGTCCATAAATTACCGTCTTACTAGGTCCTAGCCTATATCGATGCTGTGAAGCACGAATCACCACTTCAAAATCGTCTACTGCCACGTGACGATGATCTCTTCGTGCTGCATCCGCCCATGCTGCGTTGTTATCTCCTCCTCCACGAACCAGTGCAAATACAACGGCCCATCCTCGTTTTAATAACGGATACCAGCTTCGATAGGGCCAATCAATTGGTGTAGTTGAACCATATGCTCCATAAACATAAATCAGTTGTGCCTTTGGATTGATTCCTTTTTGTTTAATGACCACATAGGGTACATTTACATGATCCATTGACTTCACATGAAAACGATGAACTTCAAGTGGAAGAAATTGAATTGGACGTGTAATACGATGACGATTATCCATCTTTACCACTTGATTATTAATAACGGTTATCAAAAATGGTATCTGAAAAGGTGCTTTTACCATACACATTTGCTGAGCAGAATGTTCCCATTGAGACCATCCTTCAGGTTCAATTGTACCCACTTTTAATTTATAAATAATTTGTGGATTCCTTTTTGGAGAGCAAAACCATATGGTTTGACTACCTTCATGAATCGTCATTACCAACCCTAAAATTACATTTACCCATTCAATCTCTTCTTTTGGAAGAATCCAATCTGAAATGGGTATTCCATGTGGAATCCATTCTTTTTCAATTGACTGCTTTACTAATACACAATCCTTACCGTCTCTACCCTTTCCTAATGGCATTTGGAAGGTAGAATGACTATATAATTGTTTAATCTGAATCCCATTAATTTCATATAATGTAGAACCATTTGAATCTTCTGACTTGAAATAAAGTGTTCGATTTGCTGTTTTATATAACACTAAATCTTTTTCTTCATTGTTTTCTCGATATAATACTCGTTCTTCTTTTCCTGTATAGGCATCACATACACATACTTCAACTGCTGTGAAATAATTTAGAACTTTTACATAATAACAATATGGATGAATTATTGCTACTTGTGATGATACATTTGATTTTTTCCAGAGTTGTTTTCCTGTGGAATCTTCGCATATGATATGATTATTATAGGAAGCATCCTCTCCTTTTGTAACATACCATACGGTTGTTCCAAACACATCGATATCATCAATTGCCATTTGTTTTTGACTCCATGACCATTTCCAAAATAAGTCAGAATTACCTTTGATAATAATATCAACAGCTCCTCCACCAATTGTATAACCATCTAGTGTAAGATATTGTTGTGCGTCTTTGATTTCTTGTTCCATTTGATGGGTTTCTCGCTCCACTGCTTTCTGTCGTGATAGTTCATGAAAATGTTGTTTTTCACGATGTAACATATTCTCCCACCTTTTTCCCTTCATTGTTTCCATCCAGGCCAACGGATCTTTCCACGCGATGTAGCCCAGATCTCGAATTTCTTGACCGGTCATCCTATCCATATGGCTTAAAAGAATGTACCGCTTTCTCACTAGATATGGCTCCTCCACTTTCCGTTACTATTCTTTATAATAAAGTCAACGCATTTGGTTTACAAGAAGATGTTACCGTGATCGAGCGCCTTCTTAAATCCATTCCAAGTTCCATTACCATTCAAAAGCCTCGTATTGTTGATATTCGTGAGCCGTTGGTCCATTCAGACATTCAAATCCATCTTGAAATTCCTGTATTTGGAGCCATTCCTTGGGCACATACTAATATTTTATTAGTAAACCCAGAACAATGGTCTTATGCGTATGATGCCTATGTTCATGCGTTTGATCTGATCTTATTTCGTGATCCGATCACGGCAGAACAATTTCGATCCGATCTGGAAATCAAATCGATCGCTTCGGGACATCTTCATGCCTTGCCATGGTGTGGATCAGTATATGATCAAAAACTTCGATCCACCGATCCAAAAAATGAGTTCGTATGCTTTATTGCAGGTTCAACCAATAAATATGAATATTTGAAGAAATTGCTTCCAGAATGGAATGAAAATGATCCATCTCTTACCATTTATACCACACGTAAGGATATTGCGGATGGATTGCGTTCATTAGAATCCTTCGCAAATGTGATCTGTCAAGATATTGATCGTGATACCCGTAATAAGATTATGGCAAATTATAAAGGACATTTGATTGTGAGTGCGGGAGAGGGGTTTGGTTATGCTACTGCGGATGCGGAACGAATGGGAGCATTTGCGATCATGAACGAATTACCAGTTTGGAAATCGATGTATTCGAGTGGTGTCGCTTGGTTATCCAATTCTTATCAGCCATCCGATAAGGTTCGTTATTCATTGGCAAAACCTACTTCCAATCTTCGTGCGGAATTAGATCAAGCATTTCGTGCGTTTAAATCATTTGATTCTATCGCAAGTGCGTCACGCAAAGCTGAATCCGCTACTCGATTCCAACAATTGTGCGAGGCATTCATTCCACTTCTTCCCATTATCCAAACTCGCGTCATTTCGCGCCGACCCTCCAAGGGCGTATTTCATTGTCCTCCTTTGCTTCAGATTGATGATTGTCCTCCGATCACAATCATTACTCCAACTTACAACCGCAAGAAGCTATTTGAGATCGCATTTCATAATCTACTTTCTACCGATTATCCTCGCAATAAGATCGAATGGATTGTGATCGAAGATAATGAAAAAACACCGCATATGGTTGGTGAGAAAGTAATGACCTTTCAGGTCCAAGTTCCCGAAATCAAGATCAAATATATGCCAATTGAAGGACGTATGACAATCGGTGAAAAGCGCAATTGTGCGATCCGTGAAGCAACCAATGAGATCATTCTATTTATGGATGATGATGATCATTATCCTCCTACCTCTTTTCGCCGTCGTGTCGCATGGCTGACAAAAGGTGTAAAACGTGGAGAGACAACTCAACGAATTGCGTGTTGTACTACACTTGCGTTATATGATCTGAAAAAAGGTACGAGTGCGGTAAATGTTCCTCCTTTTGATATCGCTTTTGCTCAGCGCATTTCAGAGGCTACCCTTACGTTTAAGAAATCCGCATGGGAGGAGCGCCCCTTTCCATTGGTATCGGTGGCAGAAGGTGAAGGATGGATTCAAGGCCGTGAAAATGAAGTAATTGAAATCCCTCCTCAACAGATCATTGTAGCATTCACGCATGGTACGAATCAAACAAGCCGTCGCATCCCCCCTTCGGATCAGCCACCGTCATGTTTTTGGGGATTTCCGAAAGAATACTTGATCTTTATTCATGGTTTGGCAGGAGTAGAGATCGAGGAAGATAAAGGTAAAAAGAAACATTAACGATGAACGCGGATTTTACGGGTATGTCTACGAGAACGATCACGTTTTGAACGTGTATGACCTCCTGTTTTTGGTTCAGGTGCGATAACCGGTGGAAGAGGAGTAGGTGTCTCTGTTGGTTGTTCAATAGGTGTTTCAACTGGTGAAACGACCGGTGGAAGAGGAGCCGGCGTCTCTACAGGAGTTTCTACAGGCGTCTCCGCTGGTGCCTCTGCGGATGTTTCCACAGGTGTTTCTGCTGGCATCTCTGCGGATATTTCTTCTGGAGTCTCGGTGGGAGGTTCTACAGGAGTTTCTGCTGGATTTTCAATTGGAGTTTCGGCAGGTGAAACAGAAACAGGCATATCCAAATCATTTGATGAAAATGGTTGTTCTAGTGTCTCTTGTTTTGCTTTATCTTCTTTTGCCTTATCCACAATCAATGTCAAAAATGGCT